TCTCGTCCTCGGGCTTCTCGTCCTCACGACGTCGGCCGGCCGCGGCCTTGCTTGTACCCACGGTGATACAAGCGCGGGCGTGCTTCTGAACGGTTCGCTTCATGGTCTAAGCCTACGGTTCACCACACGTAAGCGATGTCGCAGTTGCAGCCCACGATGTCGTCGGCATCCCCACCACCCCAGTCGTGCGGCCAGCGCATCCCGTTGGAGAACGTGTCGTCCATGTCCACCGTCTCGCCGTTCATCGCGGCGTGCTCGGCCCTCGGATGGCTCGAACCGTTGTGGACCCACATCTTCTTCACGGCGCCGGAGCGGCGAGCCCCCTCCTGGGAGCCGAAACCCGTGGCGTCCTTCGTAGAGGCGTCCGCCCACAGGCCAAGGCGGTCCTCGGAGAGGATGTCCTCGATGGTCTCCCGGGCGGTGTCCTGCGCCGCGTCATCTCCCGACACGGCGCCGAGGAGGCGCATCGCGGCCTCGACGGCGGCGTCGGCCTTGCCCTCGGCCATCTGCCGGATGTAGTTCCGAATCGCGCCGCGTCCGATTGTCTCCGTGCCAGTTCCCGAGCGGAGAATCACGCCGTTGGCGGCCTCGATGGCCTGCTCGGCGAGGAACGGCTCGATGCGGTCAGCCAGGGCTTCGACGGTGGCCTCACTCAGCCCCCCGCGCTGAAGCTCATCGACGTAGGCCCGGCGCATCTGCTCCAGAATCGAAGGCGACGGTCTTGAAGTCACAGCCTTCAAGACCATTCGGGCTTTTGGGACCAGAGACTTCCCCTCCTCAGCGGCCCCGTCCTGCTGCCGGTGGTCGAGCTGATTCGTGTCCGAGCCGTTGAGGTTCTGCGAGCCTGAGTCCGTGGGGCTGGCCTGGCCGCCCTGGATGACGTTCAGGGGGACGATGAGCTCCTCCGTGCCCTCGAGGTAGGGCAGGTCGAGGCGCTCTCGGGCCTCGGCGCGCGTCATCACGGGGCCGCCGGTGGCGGACTGGAGCGCCTGGACGCGCTCAAGCAGCGTGCCGTCCTGGGCCTCCGTGCGGTCGAGCATGCCGTAGACGGCGGTGTCGCCCCCGGCGAGCGCGGGGACAATCTCGGCGTTCAGCGCGTCCTCGATGCGGCCGATGAGCGGGCCGAGCACACGGGTGTACAGGTCGCGGCGCAGGGCCGCGTAGCCGCCGTAATTCGCCTCGCGCATGCCGAGCAGCTCAGGCGGGACGCCGAAGTAGCCGGCGACCTCGATGTCGGTCAGGGTGCGGACGCTCGAAGCGCTGGAGAGGTCTGGCTGCACCTGCGGCGCGCTCTCCAGCTTCATGCCATCCTCCATCACCGGGATGGACCCGCCCGACGTCGAGGACTTGAAGTCGGCCATGGCCTGGAGGAAGCGCTCACGCTTCTCGTCCGACCAGCGCGGTGCGTCCTTGGGGCGGGTCACCTGGGCGGACACGCGTGGGACGTCGGTCCACATGCGGCGGCGCCAGCCCTCGGCCTCACTGAGCTCAGCCAGCAGGGCGCGCAGCGTGCGCACAGGGGCGACGGCCCCTGAGCCGTCCGGGTCCCAGCCGTGCATGAGCGCCACGGGTAGGTCAGCCAGGCTGACCGTCTCCCCGCCGGCGACCGTGGCGACGTCGTTCACCCGGCCGAACACGTCCGTGCTGAGCATGAGCAGCGGCGCGGGGACGCGGACGATCTCCTCGTCAACCAGCACTGCGCAAGCCGAGCCGTACAGCAGCCAATCAAGCGCAAGACCGGTCACAAGGTCCGCAGAAGATGTGAACCGTGTGGGCCTGCGCACAAGAGTCTCGGCCGGGGAGTCGTACAGCCGCTCCCGGCCCCCGTCCTCAGCGCGGTAGACGCGCCACGGGAGCGCTGCGACCGTGCTCGCCATGAACGACACGACCTTGCGCACGCTCGGCTGGCTCTCCCACACACCGCGGATGCTCATCCCGGCCACAGCCCCCGCCGTCGCGGAGCGGCCTCGCACGCTACGCAACGTGATCGGCGGATCAGCCACCGTCAGGCGGGCGAGCGCTCCGCCCTTAGCCGTCAGCGCCATTAGTCGTTCTCCTCCTCCGGCGCGATGGCGACGGCCAGCACGCTTCTCCATGGCACCCACATGGTCAATTGCTCCCCATCCAGCTCAGCCTCCAGCCGGAGCACGCGCTTAACGCGCCACAGAAGAAGACTTATCGGTCGGATTCGGACTGACAACTGCGTGTCGTCAGTCAGCGCAACGGTCATGCGGGTTGGTGTCATGGGTCAATCCTACGGTGACTCACACCAGGAAGCCAGCGCCGTGCTCCTCACTGGCGGCCTGAGCCTCCCTCTCGGCGTCGAAGATCATCGCCTGGCTCATCGCGGTCACTAATGCAGCCACCAGGTCAATTTTCTCGCCGGACTTCGCCTTGTCGGGCTTCACGTTCCCCGATGGGTCTCGAGCCACAGCGAGGTTGTCGATGCACCAGTCAGCGATCGGGTTGTCGTGGCCGAGGTCACGCATGTAGACCAGCGCCTTCATCCGCTTCAGCGGGGCGCTCATCGACGCGTACCCCTGCCGAACCTTGACCATGGGGAGCCCCTGACCGTAGAGCGACGTCGAGAGCTGTGTGGCCGACCATGGGTCGAAGCCGATCGCCTCGACCTGCATGTCGCGGTCGTCCTCCTCGATGCGTCGCTGCACGACGTCGTAGTCCAGCACGTCACCCGGCGTGAGCTCAAGCAGGCCCTGCTCCACCCACCGCGAGGCGGCTCCGAGCGTGCGCTTGTCCAGCGCCCTGAGGTTCTCCTCCGGGGTCCACGTGCGCCACACAGCCGACCACAGCGGAGTCCCCTTCGGGTCGCTGTGCTGGCGTGGAGTCAGCCAGCACAGCGCCGCGAGGTCCGAGACGCTGGCGAGGTCCAGGCCGCCCACGACCGGGCGGCCAGCGAGATCGTCGAGCGTCCTGAACGGGGTCGGGGCGCTCCGGTCCCATTTGGGCAGGTCGATGTACCTCGCCGACTGCTTCAGTCGGCGGTTGAGCCGCAGGCGCTCGAACGCCGCGCGCTCTTCGGGGCCGGTCTTGGCCTCCTCAGCCGCAGCTCGCATCGACTCGCGCGTCGGGGATACGCCATAGCCGGGGTTGGCCCGCTTCCACGTCTCCTCGTCGAACGGGTCCGCACCCCTCGGCGCGGCGAAGATCACCACGTAGCGCCGAGACGGCTCGCCACGGCAGTCGCTCTCCGCCCTCGATCGGCGGACGGCGTAGGGCGTCATGGTTCCGCCGGCGTCCGCCGTCGTGATGACGAAGCCAAGCGGCTGACGGCGAGCGCCGGTGCCGGTCTCGAGCGACTGGATGAGGTCGAGGTCCTTGTGGACGTGCATCTCATCGGCCAGGTACCCGTGCGGGTTCGTGCCCTGGAGCGTGTCCCCGACGCTCGCCACGGGCTTGATGACCGCCCCGTCGGCCGCGCGGATGATCTTCGACTTCCAGGCGCGCACGCCGGCGTCAGCCATCTGCGGCGATGCACCGACCGCGAGCGCGATCGGGTCGTAAGCGAGCCGGGCCTGATCCTTCGAGCCAGCTGCAAGGAGTACCTGTGCGCCACCCTCGCCGTCGGCGAAGGCTAGGTAGACCATGATGGCGGCGCTCAGGGTCGTCTTCCCGTTCTTGCGGGGCACTTCGACCCAGGCGTCCCGGTACCAGCGCACCGTCTTGCCGTCAGCGTCCTCGATCACCCACCCGAAGATCGGGGCCAGGACGTAGGCCACCTGCCACGGGGACGGCTCCAGCGGCTTGCCGGCCCACTCCCCCTGTGTGTGCCGCAGCGCCCGCAGCGCAGCGATCACCCGGTCAACGCGAGCGGGGTCGAAGCGGGCACCCTGCTCCTCGCCGGGCTCGGGTGTGCGCCACAGCGGCTTCGTCCACTCGGGTACCTCGTAGCCGCGGCTCTCGCAGTACCAGCGGACCTCAGGAGACAGCCCGTGGGCGCGTGCGCGGTCTGAAGTTGTAACGGCTGGCATGGGATCAGGCTAGACGGCGAACGGGTTGCCAGCCTTCGCCTTCACAGACTCCGGCGCGTCCATCGCTGCGCGGGCCACGAAGGTCAGGCCCATCGTCTTGCACAGCCCCTCGATAACGCGGGCGTGCGTCGATGCGATGGAGAACGCCGGGTTGGCGACCGGCGTGCCCTTCTCGCTGTAGAGGATCACGCCCTCTGCGCGGGCCGTGCCGACCGCGATGGTGTAGAGCTCCAGCTCCTGCACGAGCAGCGACACCATCGTGGTGTCCGCGGCGGCCAGGAGGCCGCTCGCGTGGAGCGAGCCCGTGATCTCGTCCCACAGGGGGTGCAGGTCCGCCCTCAGCGTCGAGGGCGGCTCCAGCCGGGCGGCGTCACGCGGAAGCGCCGCCGCGGTGTGCATCGTGGCCTTCTCCGGCACCGAGTCGTCCACGAGCCGGAGCCCGCGCGGTAGGCGGGCGTCGCTCACGCTCTGACCGGCTTTGCGGCTCATCGTCGGCTCCTCGTAATCTGGTCGGTAGGGAGCCGCCGGACGCTACCCCATAGTGCAAGCTTCGATCCTCGTGTTGGTCTGCGTCCGGCGGCGAGACCAGCCTAGCACGCCTCGCGCCCGTGCGCGAGAGGGGCCGAATGCCGAGTTTTTGGCTTGGAATGACGGGCGCGCCCCCCTGGCGGCGTGTTTTGTTTTTGCGGAACGCCCCTCCGCCATTTTCAATCCCCCGTTCGGCTTCGTCGCCGTTTCGGTTTCTCGACTCCACGTTGAATCAGTTTTGCATTTTTGAATTGGTGTGTGCCTCGATTGTTGAGGCTTTACTCGACCCAAGTCGCGTCGCGTGGAATGCGCGGCTTGCGCTTAACGGCTTTGCCCTTCGCCTTGCGGAGCCGAGTGCTATTCGCTTTTCGATTCGCAGCTGCGATTGCTGTCTTGCGCTCGTGGTGCTCACGGCAAAGCGCCTGAACATTTCCTTCGTCGAGGAAGGCGCCCCCGTCGGCGATCTCCACGATGTGGTCCACCTCGGTGCTCGGGGCGGTGCAGCCCTGCCACTGGCAGGAGGGG